CGCTTCTTAGCAGCCATGCCACCACGCATCATCTTTTTCTTTGCTACGGCACCGCCACGCATCATTTTCTTTTTAGCTGCTGTCTTCATCATGCCGCCGCCACGCATTTTCTTTTTAGCTACCATTTCTAAGTCTCCGTCTATCAATAACAAGAGAGTGGAATGTCTCTACAGGGAACTTCAAGTAGTATCCACTCTTTTCTAAACTCAGTGCGGCATCATCCAACACCGATAGTCTCTGCACGAATACCATGCAGTATTCTAACTCAGGGTCACTGACCCCATCTTGAAGTAGAAAATCCAGCCCAGCATCTTCCGCACTGTAGTCTGGATGAAATTGCATCAAATGCATATCGGCACCCTGAACTGACAGTGCCTCATTCATACCGTCACAGAAACCATCTAGGTATTCCATATCCGGTAATTCTTCACTAGCCCACACAACTATATCATAGTCGTGGGACTCAAACTGCTTCACTGCGTCTACCAGTCCATCCAGCCCTGTGTTAATGCTGAATGTTACCTTGTTATCTGTCCACGCCTGTTTTGCGTAGGGGCAGGGCGGTAGTCCGTTTAACTTCTCATTAGGTACTTCAAGAAAGTTATGTGACCAGTTACGTATGTCCTGTTCAACTCTATGCACGGGGATTACGCTTACCTGCCGTCCTTGTACGTGCGTATGACCTGTTCTTGGATGCTGGCTTTACTGCAAGATTAGCACGGCGATTATCACGAGGATTGCCATTACGGTGTGCTACATCTTTACCTGCAACTGCCACACCAGACTTCTTTAGCTTGTTACGTGCAGCATTACGACTGGTACGCCGCTTGATCTGTGCTGGGCGTGACTGGTAGTTTGCATACTCTTTTTTATAATTACGTGGAGCAGCCATTACTTCCTCTTGGCAACCCCACCCTTGCGCATAAAGCCCATACGATTACGTACAGGGGTAGGCAGCTTCTTCAGGCCGGAGTTGCCAGCCGGTACAGACTTGAGTGCGGCACCGCCCTTGTTCATGTTTTTCTTGGCAGTCCTAGATACATACTCACGAGTTGCATCAGCCTTAAATTTAGCACTGTCCTTTTTAAACTTTTTGTACTGATCCTCTTGCTTCAGACGCTGTGCTGCAGTAACTCGTGGTGCATCATAATCTGGCTTGCCTGTACGAGTATTGATAGCTGTGTACATTTTCTTTTTAGTTTTACGCCCTGAAGGTGCTGCAGTAGGTCGAGTCGTCGAAGCAGGTTTATCATTCTTCTTAGGGCGTGGTGGAGGAGGTGTCGGTTTAGCCGGTGTCTTTTTAGGCATACGTTTTGCCGCAGCACCTTCGGCTGTAGGCTTGCTGGTTGTCTTCTTCTTCTTATTAGACAGTACAGACCCACCACCCTGTGCTTCCGACTTAGCTGCTAAACGTCGTTGACGTGCAGATACCCGTGCTTCATCACGGGCTTGGTCAGACGTCTTAGAGGGCTTGCTCTTCTTCGGCTTGTCTGCATCCTTGCCTGTGGCAGTAGAGCCAGCAGCTACACCTGCTCCTGCGGCTGCTGCACCTGCAGCCTTACCACCGCCACTGCTCTTAGGCGGCTTTGGCAGTGTACTTGTATTTGGATTACGTGGGCTGACTCTAGGCTGCGTCACAGGCTTAGTCAAATCTTGTACGATGGACTTACCCTTAGAAGAACCTGTGGTTGTTACCGTTGCATTTTTAGGCGGGGTACGTGTAGTCACATTACCCGCTTTAGCAAAGCGCTTCTTAAATACTTCTGCTGCTTTTTTACTAGCAAACTTAAAAAATACTTTACCACCCGCAATAGCTAGGGGTACAAAAAATACTGCTGGGCCAGCCATGTGTCTATTCCTTTACCATTTCACTTTATGAGACCAGTACTTAGCACTCAGCTTGCTGGTCGGTTTACCTTGTGCATTATGTCTGGCATAATACGACTTCTTACGTGCCTTGTCTTTCTTAGACTGAGGGTTTTTACCGGCACCCCGTACACCCTGTTGTCCAAAGCGTATGAACTTATACTTGCCATCTTCCGATGCCATTACACAGTGTGACTTCTTAGGATGGTTAGGTGTCCTCTTAGGCTTGTTCACGCCCCTGAGACCCTCTTCCTTCATCTTGTTCTTGACTCTCTCTGGAATACTCACAGGGAAATACCTTTTTGTTTGATAGACTGCTCTACGCACTTGTACTGATACGTATGCGGCACAGGGAATGCCATACGCATCTGTGCTACCATTTCATGTACCCGCATAACACACTGACCTTCCGTCTCATAGGGGCCAAGAGTATCCTCTGCCTCAATGCATCTATCCGGCGCAGCCATGACACAAGCCAATACCAATGCTGTAAACATTTCATTTGTCCTCTGACCAGCCTTCAGCCTTCATTGCATCTTCTACGTGTTTCAATGTAAATGAACGCCCATAGTGTGCCTCAACTGCTTGCCGCACGTAGAAGACATCACTGTGGGGAATATGAAGACGGTCTAGTGTATTAGTACGGATAGCATCATAGAATGCTTCCAGTACATTATCTGTGTATAGTTTTACGGATTTCTTTGCCATTGTCAAGAAAAAACTTTCATGTACGGGTTAAATACTAAGTCTACCACTTATAGTGTTCATTGTAAGTGTATTTAACATCTTTATCTAAAGACATTTAAGTGTATCACTGTAAGTGTAGTCTAGTTTATATAATTATACCTAAAAACACCCCCCTTGTCAATACATAAAATGATTATGCCCCAAAAATACCTTAATGTTGCACAAAAATTAGGCACATTGCACAGTGCTTGTGCATATACACTCAACAGTTACCCGTGTGGTTAACACTCAATTTTACTGATCTGTGTATTTGTCCATGAACGTATACGTAGACCGGGGTGGTGGCCCCTGCCTACCGTCGCTTGCCGTGACAGTTGAGGCTGATTTCGCCTGATAAACCAATGCCTTGTGTCTAGCTGGCAGAAAAACACCATATATAGAAGCGGCCCGGTAACTGTTTGCATATCAGTTAACGCCAGCCCGTGACAGGCAAGGCCAAAGCTGCAGGGATTGCGGTTAAATCAGAACGGCGATGCATCTAATCAACACAAGCCCTGCAGCAACCCTACCGTCAGCCTGTCTGAACATCAGACAACCCTCACCGGTCATGCCTGTTTATATCCTGTAACCGACACCGACACACCTAAAACCGACACGATATTGCCACTATAAATAGGGCAGCAATCCTGTCTTACTATTGAAATATAATTGCCGACTGAACAGCCTTTCACGAAAGAATATTGTTATTTTGGCCTTGTCAAATTATTGACGGGCTTGACAGATTGACTGGCTCAAATAGCCCTGATATAAACCTATTCATTATCTGCAATCCCGTAGATAACAGCTTGTCTGATGTTCAGACAGCAATCCGGTGATACCGGGGAAAGAACAAGTCATGAAAAACGTACGTATCAACAAGGCACAAATCGCAACCGCAACCGCTGCAGTCGAAGCTTTCAACAGCGCAGATGCATCAATCTGGATTGCTGTTGAAGCTGGCATCAAGTTGGGCAAAACGCTGATAACAGTGACAGCCCGCTGCACCGATGCAAACGGCAAGCTTGATCAAGTTGCATTCGATGCAGCGCTTGTGGCCCTGAAATTGCGGGACCGTGTACGGGGCGATGAAGATAAGCGGACAACGGCGCAACGTGAAAAGAACGGCCTTTCACGTGACAACCGGTCGCTTTGCATTCAGCTTGCTAAGGCCGGTCTGCCGAAGATTAAGAAAGCCTATGACCGGAAGGTAAAGGCCAACCCGTCATACAAGGCCAACAGCGTCAGCGGCATGATCAAACTGATCAAAGCGACTGACCCGAAAGCCAAGGCAGCCGCCAAGAACAGGCCGCCAATGGCACTGGATCAAGCGATTGCAAATTATCTTGCATTCGCCCGTAAGCATCACGGCATGACTAGCACCGAAGCGGTTGCCGCTGTTTCCAAGTTTTACGACAATCTGTCTGGCGCAATTGTTGATGCAGACAATGAGTTGGAAAAAGCACGCAAAGCTGCATAACCTGTCTGAACATCAGACAACCGGGTCGCCCTTCGGGGCGGCCCTTTTTTTGTGCCTATTTTTTATTGGCATATGTCTATGACAGTAGTGGGGTGGCATGGTGTTGCAGCCTGTCTGAACTTCAGACAAGTAAGAGAGAGGGGGTATGACAGTAGTGGGGTGGTGTTGGTGATGGTGCAGGGGTCTAAAAATAGTTCCCGACTTCAGGTTGCATTTTGTGGTTGTGTTTGCTAATATGAGGAACATTATGGAAGTTGCATCACGGTGATGCAGCAAGGTTAATCACAGGTTGTCTGAAGTTCAGACAAGCAGATGGAAGGGGATACACATGAAAGACAAAGGTTTTGAAGGGGGCAACGTAGTGCCTATCACGGTGGGTCGAGTGACCTCATCGTGGGTGGAGATGCCCAGCGAGGCGAACCAACGCACCAAGCGTGGGTACACATGCATGGACGTGGGGCAAGCTGATGCTTCGTGGTCTACCTACCTGAAGGCAGCGGATCAGGAAAAGCGACAAGCTGTGTCCGCTAATCTCAAGGCGGTGTTGGAGCGTCACAAAAATCGTTCCTGACATCCGCTTTACATTGTGGATTGTTTGTGCTAAGTCTTATGCACAATTCGATATCAACTAGCTGTCTGAAGTTCAGACAAGGAGAACAGAGATGACTGAAGTTTATTTGGTGAACATGAAGCACGGCAGTGCGGACTACACATCTGCCCACTACAAGTCCGGTGATTGGATATGCTTCCGCAGTACGCATGACATCAAGGCTGCGACTGAGATGGCAGAGAACCTGCGTGAAGGTGGGTGGGAAGTGATCGTGCAGTCTGTGCTGCTGGATGCAAATGGGGGAGTTAAGCTTGATGGGTAAGATTGCAGGATGCATGTTCATGGTGGTGGTGAGTGCGTTTGTCTCGCCATTCGCCTTTATAAACCTAATGGAAACAGGTGGACCTATCTGGGCTTATGCCTTGGTGGCGTGTGGTGTCTGCTTTGGTGGTGGCTGGGTTGCTGCTGCGTTCTATATGGAGGAAAGATACGATGACTAATATTGATCAGCAATGGCGTGAGGGTAAGACATTGATGCGCATGTCTATGTACAAGGCTCATGTGCATGACTGCGAGAACACCCGACGGCATTTTGATGTGCCGCCACTCGACTGGCACACATTCAAGTTCCGGGTGTGGCCTGACTTTGAGAAGTATGTATCAATGGGTGGTGATATGAAACTGCGGCGGCGTATGCAGTGCATAGACCATGCCTTTAATTTAGCTGGGCATATTCAACGTAAAAAACTAGCTGTCTGAAGTTCAGACAAGGAGAACAGAAATGACGTATCAACTTATCGGTGTGGGTAACAACGCCAAGACCATCAAGGGTGATGGTTCAGAGTATCTGACTGCTATCAAGTACATGCAGCCCTACAAGACTATGTTCAAGGGCAAGGTGCATAACCTGTGCGCTATGGCTGACATGGCTGGGTGTGCAGAGCCGTGCCTTAGATGGGCTGGCCGTGGTCAAATGTCCAGCGTTCAACGTGGTCGAGAACGCAAGACCATGTGGTATCTGTCTGACCGTGTGGGTTTCATGGATGCGCTTGTCAATGACATCACGGTGTTCAGGCGGCGGTGTATCAAGAATGTTGTGCAGCCATGCGTCCGTCCCAATGGCACTAGCGACATCATGTACGAGAAGTCTGGCATCATGGAGCAGTTTCCCGATGTACAGTTCTATGACTACACGAAGATTGTCAAACGTGCTTACGCTGACCTGCCACCTAACTACCACCTTACGCTGTCGTACAGTGAGGCTGACATGAACTATGCAGACAGTGTGCATCAGGCTGTGCTTGACACTGGCGTCAACATGGCTGTAGTATTCCGTCACAGCTTGCCGGACACCTTCCGTGGGTTGCGTGTCATTGACGGTGACAAGGACGACCTGCGATTCCTTGACCCCAAGGGTGTAGTCGTTGGCCTTGTGGCAAAGGGCAAGAAGGCCAAGCAGGACACGTCCGGCTTTGTTATCAACTAGCTGTCTGAACATCAGACAAGGAGATGTATAATGACATACGCAGTACACATGCAGACTTTGGAGAACTATGGCGCACATGATGATGACGGTAAGTTTGAGAGTGGTAATGCCTACTGGAAATTCAAGGGTGGTGATACATACCTTGTGTCAGGTGTTGACCGACCAGCGGACGCTATGGCATTCGTGATGGCGACCTTCGCTGTCAACAGTATCGGCGTCAAGGAGATACCCACAGACGTGGAGACACAGGCTGAGTGGGAGGCCAAGCTGGCTGATCTCAGCGAGGACTATCAGGAGTTCCTGTGGGAGACTGTCAATCGCATTGACGTGCCTACATTCTTCGACGGGAAAGAAGCACCCCGCTATTATCATCAGGCTGCACATGCACAGGGAAAGGAATTAGTACAATGATTTATCACTGCTCACATTGGGAACTTTTGTCAGGCACTAAGAATGTCTGGAAAGCTATGAACTCAAACAACACCAAGAGTGTCCTTGTCGTGAAGGACATTGGGTGCTGGGTGCTGGACATCACGTATCTCAACGGCAAGGGAGGGCATTATTCGGCGCACAACACTCGTGACGAAGCGTTCCGCAAAGCTGAAGAACAGGCGTGTTGGCTGGTAGATGAAAATTTTCATCCGATGGTGGTTGACAATGGTCAAACGTCCTGATACTGTAAATCCTATCGCTAAAGCACTGCTTCAAACGCACAGGAGACGGCAGCAAGTAGTGCCAGACAAAACAAAGTACAACAGAAAGAAGGAGAACAAAGATCATGCAAATCAAAGTAGAAAGCATGAAGCGGGTGACGCCAAAGACTGACAGTCAGCGTGACCACTGGCGTCGTGTGAATAAGTCTAAGAAGCTTACTCGCAAGGCGCAGCGTCAGGCTAAGTTGTTTCAGCAACGTGCTGCCTGACCTGTCTGAACTTCAGACAACAAACATTGAGTTAGCCGCAATGGTGTGGCTATCTCACCCAAACCAACAGTAAAAGGAGACATATCATGTCATACATCAAAGTCAAAGCTATCAACCTCGTTCACGCACTCTCAGGTGCCAAGCCTTCGATTGACCGTACCAATGAGCGTGACTTCAATCACATGGGCAAATACTATGCTGGACCATCTGAGAATGGTCAGTTCTTTCAGGTTAATGATGGCAAGCACATCCGTTACTACGGCATGCCATTCTACAATCTGTATCGGATTGTGTCCAAGAACGGTAGCGACTTTGTAATCCATGAGGCTAAGTAGTCTCGCCAACGGGGTGGCTTTCGGGTCACCCCATTTCACAGGAGATTGTAATGATACCAATAACTCAATACACAGTAGACGACTACAACGTGACTGTCTTCCGGGGGCATGTGCGTGAGGATGGACGTATCCTGCACGGCATCCGATCTGACGGCGTTCTTGAGTGGCGTTTACCTAATGCCTTCAAGAATCACGAGAAGAACAGACGCAAGCGTAACTCTGAGCGTCGTGCTAGGCGTAAGCGTTGGCTGGATAAGTATAAGCTGCATAAAGGCTGCAGTGTCTGTGGCAACAAAGATATGCATCCTTGGCTGCTGCAGATGGATCACATTGACCCATCCACCAAGAAGGCAAACGTCGGTGACCTTGCTACAGGTAGCCTAAAGAAACTCATGGCAGAGGTACGCAAGTGTCGTATCATTTGTTTCCCTTGCCATGTGAAGCACACAACTGAACAGAACAAGATAGAGGAAGTGACGTGAAGACGATAACTGTGAACATCAAACACGAAGACCGCACCATACTTGAACGTAAGGTGGAGGATTACTTTCGTGGCTATCACCCATTCGGGTATGGCACTAGGCTGGAGACACCAGCGTACTACGACGAAGACCAGCAATGTTGGGTGGCTGTGATATCCCGACACACCTCTTGTGATTAGGGAGATTGACAATGGAACTACCGCTTGACCACGAGCCTAGTCTTAACCACTGGGCGAAGTGTATCGCTGACCATGACCTAGAGACCGGCCTTCACACAAATTGGGATCATGCCTACGAAGAGGCATGGCATGGGCTGGATGCTGAATTTAACTACACTTATGAATATCAACTTGGATAGGAGAATGACTATGGCAAAACAAAAGACAGAATGGGAACTACGCCGTGAGGCTGCGACTAAATCGTGGAAGTCTATGACTCCACACCAGCAAGAAGCTATGATGACACTGCTCAAGGCATGGGTGCCGATTCGCACACGTGTCAGTGAGATGTGTTCCCTTGACTACGATGATCTACGTGCAGTTGACCAAGCATGGTGGAAAGTCAAAATGGCACTTGTTGACAAGGACGTTGAGATTAAAGAGTGGGACTTTTAATGTTTGCAGAAGCACTCGTATGCCTTGCACTGAACGTGTATCACGAAGCCCGTGACCAGCCCTTCATTGGGCAGGTTGCGGTAGCCCAAGTGGTAATGAACAGAGTATATGACGATAGGTATCCTGACACTGTATGTGATGTGGTCAAGCAAGGTCCAACGTACTCATGGAAGCAGGACTTCCCTGTCCGTCACCGCTGTCAGTTTAGCTGGTATTGCGACGGTAAGTCAGACAAGACACCTGACCAGACAGCGTGGCAGCAAGCTATGTTGATTGCACAGGGTGTACACACAGGCAACCTTGACGACTTCGTTGAGGGTGCGACACACTACCATGCAACCTATGTTCTGCCTGAATGGGCAGAAAGCAAGATTCCTGTCGTACAAATAGGTGACCATATGTTCTATAGGTGGGACTAGTGGATATTATTATCTCACTACTCATCTTTTTAGTACTAGCAGCGTTGACTTTGTGATATCTTAGTGATATAACAGAGTAACAGTTAACAATCACGAAAGGAGAACTACCATGCCCTTAGACTTTACCTCAAATGATATCGTACCTGATCACATCAACTTCCCTGTGGAGTTTGAGCCAACCAAGTATGACAAGTCCAAGTATGTCATTAATGGCGATACAGGCGAATACCTTGGCATCGTCGGCAGCACCTTCAAATGTGCCAGCCACGGTGACTTCTTCACCCGTGCGCACAACGCTATCTCTGAGCATCTTGGAGAAAGCTTCTGTGAAAGCATGAACATCAGCTTCGATGCGGCACGTAACAATGCATGGGTCAAGATGGACATGCGTATGCCTAATGTCCTTCGCAAGATTGAGACAGACAAGCATACCACTACCATTGCACCACGCCTTATTGCTCTACACGGTATTGATGGTAGCTGCTCCAATCAGGTGTACTACGGTGCTATTGACTTCTTCTGCACCAATGGAATGGTCACAGGTGACTATGACAAGATCAAACGTAAGAATACCAGTCGTTTCGATCTAGAGACGTTCATTGATGAACTTCAGCACACTGTGTCTGATTTTCACAACACGGCTGATGTGTATCAGAAATGGGCTGAGACAAAACTGCACACTGTTGATGTCAAGGCTCTGCTTGATACCATCATCACGGATTCAGATCGTAAGGCACAGAAGATGTTCAGCTTATGGTGTCAAGAAGTCAGTACACGTGGCTGCAATATGTGGTCTCTGTACTCTGCCTTTACGAACTATGCTAGTTACGCTGACGAGAAGAATGGGTTCACACTGAAGAACACTAACAACGATACCGCCGCTACATCTATGTGGTCACGTGAACAAGAGGTAGCTAAGTGGATTGCTAGCCCTCAGTTCCGTCGGTTGTCTGAACTTCAGACAGCGTGACATGATGTCGCAGCTTACTGAACTCGTACAGGACTACTACAAGTCCTATGATTACAGGAACTTACGTGATGAAACTAAGAAACAATATGAATACTTCATCAACGTAATGCTCAACACTGAGGTGGACGGACAGGCTCTGTCCACCTTCGACTACACATCTTTGCCAACACGTGCGGCGAAGGTTGCGTACAACCAATGGTGCGAGAAAGGTATTCATATGGCTAATCATATCATGTCAGCAACGTGTATTGTTTTTAATCACGGTCTGCGCATGGAGATGTGCGTTATAAATCCTTTCGCTAACGTGCGTAGGAGAACGCCTGAGAGGCGTAAGACTGTCTGGACTAGGGATGATATCCAAAAGTTCCTAGACGCAGCGTACAGTGATTTTAATACTCGTAACATAGGTTTGATTGCGCACATGGCATATGCTTGGTGCCAACGTCTAGGAGATATGAGACTACTAAAGTGGGAAAGTATACATTTTGATAGTCAGACTATACAAATTGAACAGTCCAAGCGTAAAGCAGACGTGCATCTACCCATTGACGACGACTTATGCGACATGTTGAAGCAGCAAGAAGAAGACTTCGGCTTTCAGAAGTATGTTGCCCCACGCCCATATGCAATTCAGGGTGAGTTTAGACCATACAGCTTGCAAAAACTGCCTACATATGCACGTAGGGTAATGGATGACGCTGGCTTGCCGCAGGAACTGCGACTATCTGACCTGCGACGTACTGGTACAACGGAAATGGTGGAAGCTGGTGTAGGTATGGCACAAATTATGTCGGTTACAGGACATGCAAATCCTAGTTCAGTAAAACCGTATATGAAAAATACGTTGAAGAGTGCAAATTTAGCTTTGACAGAACGTAGAATGCATGCTACAAGCATACCAACTGCCGCAAAGGAGAGTGAATAACATGTATAGTATATATAACACTGTAAGTGATATCATACTTGATATAGACTTACCTGTAGGTGATTCCAAAAGAGTGAATTGCCCTAACTGTGGTGGAATTAAAACATTCACCATTACCAACAGTGAGGGTAAGCTTTTATGGAATTGCTACAAAGCTTCGTGTAATGTTAAGGGTGCCACACGAGTGCCTATGTCCGTAGACGACATCAGTTCGATACTGGATGGCCGTAGTACAAAGCAGGATGAGACATTCTCATTGCCTGAGTATGTAGTTCCTCGTACATACGACATAGCTGAGTGGGCATGGGAGTTGTACAAGATTGACGCAGAAGAACTTGGGCTAATGTACGATGTCAAAGAAGATCGTGTAGTCTTTCCCATCAAGCACGACGGTAAGATCATAGATGCTACGGGACGTGCTATGAAAAATATTCAGCCTAAATGGAAAAGATATGGAAATAGTGGCTTGCCATATGTGTGTGGACATGGTAAAGTCGCCGTAGTTGTTGAGGACTGCGTGAGTGCAGCCGTTGTTGGTTTCGGTTCTCCATCCTTTGTCGGGGTTGCGCTTCTAGGCACGTCATTGCAAGAGACGCATAAAGGGTATCTCTCGCAGTTCTCAACAGCAATTATTGCACTAGACCCCGACGCACTAACTAAATCAATTGAGTTCAGTAAGGAACTTAGAGGGCATGTAAACGATGTTCGTGTCCTACGTCTTGAAGACGACCTCAAATATCGTAACCCGACAGATATGGAGAATTTACATGGAATTATCACTGATTAGAAGTATGATGGACAAAGAGTTCTACGACGACCATCGTGGAGCAAGATGCCCTGATCGCTTATTCAGCAAAGATGTGCAGAAGATCAAGAAGACCATTGATGCTGCAATGGACAGGTACGCACGTACTGTAACACCAGATGAAGTTGAGGCGTTGCTACTTTCTAACAACCCTGCAATGACTACATCAGAGAAACAAATCTTTACTGGTCTGTTTCAGAAGATCAAACGTGAAGCCCCTATGGGCGGTGATGTGGCACAAGAGGTTCTGTCTAAGTTGTTTCAGAAGGTTGTGGGCGAGGACATTGCACGGCTTGGTGTGGATTACGTCAACGGTGATCGCTCTACTTTAGAGCCGTTGAGACATATGTTGGAGCAGTACGGCGAAGACTTCACTCCTAATCTCAACGTAGAGTGGGAGGACATTGACATTGAAACATTGCTTGCACGTAATGACCTTGAGGCACGATGGACATTCAACATCCCTACGCTTGCACGTAAAGTGGAGGGTGTTAATGATGGGCATCTGATTGAGATTGGCGCACGGCCTAACACTGGCAAGACATCATTTCATGCCAGCTTAATTGCTAGCCCCGGCGGCTTTGCCCATCAGGGTGCCAACTGTATCATCCTCTGTAATGAGGAGGGGTATCACCGTGTAGGCGCACGTTATCTGACAGCAGCTACCGGTATGACCATGCAGGAGATCAAGAAGAATCCTAGCAAGGCCCGTGATCTATACGCACCTGTCAAGGAACGTATCAAGATCAAGGACGCCACTGGACGTGACATGGCATGGGTTGAGAGTATATGTAAGTCCTACAAGCCTGACATCGTCTTGCTTGATATGGGTGACAAGTTTGCTAGAACAGGCGGGTTCTCTCGTACTGACGAAGCACTCAAGGCCAACGCTATCCATGCTCGTATGATTGCCAAGCAGTACAACTGTGCAATGTTTTATATGTCACAGCTATCTGCTGAAGCAGAGGGTAAGGTTCTTCTTAATCAGAGTATGATGGAAGGATCACGTACAGGTAAGGCAGCAGAGGCTGACCTTATGGTTTTGATTGCCAAGAATCCCATTGTAGAGGGTGCGGACGAAGAGGATAATCAACGCCATCTTAACATTGTTAAAAACAAGTTGACCGGGGTGCATTGTGTGGTACACTGCGAACTGGAAAACCAAACAGCGAGGTATACAGTATGATACATAAAAAATTCAATCCCGTTGATTACGCTTTGTACGATCAAAAGGCAAAGGACAAGACTACGGAATATTTGCAAGGCTTGGGTTACCAAGTTGTCGATCATCCTAATCGTTATGCACAAGACCTGATTGCAAAGTCAGAGATGAATGAGTTTATGGTCGAGTGTGAAGTCAAAGTTTTATGGAAGACAGACAGCTTTCCCTTCCCAAATGTGCAGTTACCAGAACGCAAAAGTAAGTTCTTGAAAGAGCGTACTCTTTTCTTTATATGGAACGAGCAGCTTACTCGTGCCTTTACGTTCTGGTCAGATGATGTCAAAAAACTGACACCTGTGGAAGTTCCCAACAAACGTGTACGTAGGGGTGAGTACTTCTATCAAGTGCCGCTTGATATGACACAGATGGTAGAGGGGTGACATGAAACTAACTCTTGACGTAGAGAACACGGTCACACACCGTGACGGCAAGCTGCATCTTGACCCATTTGAGCCAGAGAACTCACTGACTATGGTAGGGATGCTGACTGACCAAGGTGTTGAGCATACGGTTACCTTTGACCATAGTAAGGTAGATGCTGATGAGAATGGACATGTATTGGTTCAGGAGTTTCTAGATGCCACTACTATCTTAATCATGCACAATGCAGCACACGACTTGCTCTGGCTCTGGGAATCAGGCTTTAAGTATGATGGGCCTGTGTTCGACACGATGCTTGCTGAGTATGTACTGCAACGTGGTATCAAGGAGCCGCTGTCTCTAGAGGCTTGCGCTGAACGATACGAGTTAGATACTAAGAAGCAAGACACACTGAAGGAGTATTTCAAGAAGGGCTACACTACTCGTGATATTCCGCATGATGAGTTGTTGGAGTATTGCTCTGCTGACGTACATGCTACGCAGCAGTTGTGCGATAAACTTATGCTAAGGCTAAACAGCAATGAAGACAGCAGCTTACGTGGTACAGTTGACCTTACTAATCAGGTAGCTGTCTGTCTGTCACGCATATATCAGCGTGGTTTTGCAGTTGACACAGGCTCTCTAAACACTGTGCGGCAGGAGTTTGAGCAGGAGCGAGATGATCTTCAGCGTGATCTTCAGTCACACGTGCGTAAACTTATGGGTGACACTCCTATTAATCTAAACAGCCCGGAGCAATTGTCTTGGGTTGTGTATGGACGTAAAGTATTGGACAAGCAGTATTGGGGCAGTGTCATTGACCCATATATGGATACTGCAGATTTCCGCAGTCTTGTTTCCAGTGGTACAGAACGCCTTTACAAGACAAAAGCTACGCAGTGCAGTGAATGTAACGGAAGAGGCAAAGTGCGTAAGACTAAGAAAGACGGCTCACCTTTTGCTAACGCCACTAAGTGCAATTCTTGTGGTGGTTCTGGCTATCACTTTATATCGACCAAAGAATATGCGGGACTAAAGTTTAAACCGCCATCTGCCAAGTGGGCTAGTGCGAATGGTTTTAGTACAGGTAAGCAAAAGCTAGAAGTTCTTGAGGGTACAGCACGTGCCAAAGAAATGACAGATGCCGTAGACTTCCTGTCAAAAGTTCGACGCTTGTCTGCTGTGGATACGTACCTATCGTCTTTTGTAGAAGGTATTCGTATGTACACTAAACAAGATGGAAAGCTTCATGTCCGGCTGCTGCAGCATAGGGCATCTACAGGACGACTATCTAGCGTTGATCCTAATATGCAGAACATGCCCCGTGGCGGTACATTCCCTGTCAAGAAGGTGTTTGTATCACGTTGGGAAGGTGGCAAGATTATGGAAGCCGACTTTGCGCAGCTAGAGTTTCGCACTGCCGCATATTTATCACAGGATGGAGTTGCAATTGAAGAAGTATCTACTGGGTTTGATGTACACAGTTACACCGCTAAAGTTATTACCGATGCTGGTCAGCCTACGGATAGGCAGACTGCAAAGGCTCACACGTTTGCACCGCTTTATGGCGCAACAGGCTTTGGGAGAACGCCAGCGGAGGCAGCATACTACGAACACTTTACGAAAAAGTACGAAGGAATCGGGTTATGGCACTCCAAATTGGCTAAAGAGGCTATAAGCACACAGAGAATTACCACTCCATCTGGTAGGCAGTTTGATTTCCCTGATGTGAAACGCACTGCAAATGGCAGGGTTAGTAACTTTACTCAGATAAAGAACTACCCAGTGCAATCATTTGCTACTGCAGACATTGTGCCTATAGCCTTATTGCATATTGATAAACTTCTGGAGAATATGCAGTCATGCGTGGTAAATACTGTACACGATTCTATCGTTATTGATGTTCATCCAGATGAAGAAAGAAGTGTAATAGATGTTATTACACAGACAAACAAAGAACTACCGGGCTTGATTACCATGCGTTGGGGTATGGTGTTCAATGTACCTCTGCTATTAGAGGCTAAAATCGGGCCAAATTGGCTTGACACTAAAGACGTAACATGATATAACTACGACTCTTAAACTGAAGAAAAGGAGAAATAAATGACACAGGTTACTACAATCGACACTAACAACTATGCGGCAATGGCTAAGTTAACAGGCATTGCTAGTGAGGGTACGGGTAGCAAGGGAAGCACCCTAGCCCGTATGCGCATCAATCATTCACCTATTCTGGGTGATGAGTCTATCCTTGTAAAAGGCGGCACCTACAAGCTAGACATTCCAGATGGCCCCACTTACTACGCACCGTCAATTAAAATTCGTGCATTCTTGCAGCGTTTTATGTATAAGCGGTGGACTTCTGACGGCTTTGTCAAAACACTCATGGCTGATAATCTTGAACTTGATCTGAAAGATAATTTCGGTGGTTTTAACTGCGGTAAACCTGCCGGATACGTCAAGGACTTCAAGGCACTAAAACCTGAACTGCAAGAACTTATCAAGCAAACTAAGCGTGTAAGAGCAGTGTTTGGTACAGTGGAGATGTCTAGCCCAGTAGATGAGAAGGGTAAAAAGGTATCCCTAGAACCTACCCCATTCATATGGGAGATAGATAACCGGGAGGCTTTTGACGAGTTGGGGAACACCTTTAAGCAGCTTGCCAAGATGCAGCGTCTTCCAGTGCAGCATCCCATCACACTAAATACTGATGAGCGTAAGCTACAGACAGGTGGAAAATACTATGTTCCTGTCTCTTCACTTGATCTGACGACTACTTTGGAGATGGACAATGCAGATCAAAAACTTGCAGGAGACTTCTTATCGTGGATTGAAAACTACAATGTCTACATTGCCAATGCTTGGGACGAAAAGAAGCAAGCCCAGATGATGGATGAAGAAGACAGTGACATTGTAGATGATCTTGTCGATATAGAAGTTGAAGAGGTAGCATAATGAATCACCCTGCTGAACTGGCTGTGCATCAGTACATGGAGAACGCTGTTAAGGGTAAGTCCTCAATGTCAGAGGATACTATTAAACAGGTAGGTCAAGATGTAATGAACGCACTTCAACGCCAGTTTGGTGGGGGTAACAAGCGTGACAAGTTTGGTCTGCGTATGTCAAACGTAGGTAGGCCAACTTGCCAGCTTTGGTTTGAGAAGAATGAACCAGAGAAAGCGTTACCCTTTCCAACAACATTTGTAATGAACATGATGCTTGGAGACATCGTAGAGGCGGTCTTCAAGGGTCTTCTGAAAGAAGCAGGAGTGCAGTATGAAGATGATGAAAAGGTTACTCTACAGCTTGACGACGATACATCCATCACTGGCACCTATGATATTGTTATTGACGGTGCTGTTGATGATATTAAGTCAGCATCTAATTGGTCGTATACTAACAAGTTTGAATCTTTCGACACACTAAAGAAAGGAGATGCTTTCGGTTATGTAGGACAGCTTGCTGGCTATGCAAAAGCGTCAGGAAAACGTGCAGGTGGATGGTGGGTAGTGAACAAAGCTAACGGCCAGTTTAAGTACGTACCAGCTACAGGCATGGATGTTGAGGAAGAAGTAGGTAAGATCAAAGAGACATCAGATGCGGTTGAAGCTAACAAGTTTGAACGCTGCTTTGAGGCCGTGCCTGAAACATTTCGTGGTAAGCCTACAGGTAATACTATGCTTGGTACAGAGTGTGGTTTCTGTCGCTATCGTTTCTCGTGCTGGCCGGAAATACAGGAACTACCTGCAGTAGCATCACAGGCTAAGAACCCTAAAACAGTTGCGTATGTAAGTCTGGCTGAAGAGTATGCCTAACTACAAAGCATTTCGTGCGGCACGAAAATATGGGTATAGGAGTGGATTAGAGCATAAGCTTTCCGTTTATCTAGATGAACTCAAAGTCAAGTACGACTACGAGAACATAAAAATTGAGTGGGAAGACTTGGCCTACCGCACCTATACTCCTGACTTCATACTGGACAACGGTATCATCATTGAGACGAAGGGCATGTTTACGGCGGCTGATAGACGCAAGCATCTTGCAATCAAGAAGCAGCATCCTAAGTTAGACCTTCGTTTTGTATTTGAAAACAGTAGACGTAAGCTGCGTAAAGGTGCTAAGTCTACATATGCAGAGTGGTGTATTAAATACGGGTTTAGATACTATGACCGCATCATTCCCGAAGATTGGCTAAAGGAGAAGGGTAAAAACAATCACCCTAAGTTTATCAAGTTTAGTGGAACCAAAGTGAAGAGGAGATGAGCATGACAGATCATATGACATTTGAAGATGAGGACTTTGTAATTCGTGTAAGACCTACCGTATCGGACGAAGACTGGACAGGTGAGATAGACATCTCTATTATTTCTGGTCCAGATAATCCTATGGATGATGAAAGCTACTCACAGCTAATGCACTTTTGTAAAATGATGTGTGCTACAGTACCTATCATGGAACAGGACGAAACAATCCGTAATCTTGTTCACACATATGTCATGGAAGTTGTTGACAACGAGATGGGTATTGATGTAGAACTTGAGGAAGAGTTGGGTGTAGAGAAAACGTACGATGGTAATGTTGTACATCTCAACTTCAACAGTAAGACCGGGGGCAATGCCTGATGAGGCATGAGCAGTACATGAAAAACAAACTAGCTGAAGATGAGGAGAAATTGATGGATGAGTATTACACAAAGCAAATGAAAGATACAAAGACAGATATGGTCAACAGTCCTTCGCATTACAATCAATCAGGTATTGAGTGCATTGCTGCTATTCAGGCTGCGCTAGGACCGAACTTCAAGTATTACCTACAGGGTAATATTATGAAGTACATGTGGCGTTTTGACTACAAGGGTAAGCCGCTTGAGGATTTGCAGAAAGCACAGTGGTATCTTAACACACTTGTAGAAGATGTGATGGCGAGTGATGAGAGTTAAGGTATACATCAACATTGACATTGACCCTGAAGAATATCCTATACCTGCCGATGAGGACGTAGGCACGGAGATCGAAGACGGCATAAAAGAATACTTCTATGATGTAGAAGGTGCCGAAATACGCAACATAAAAACATTAACGGAGTGAGAAACATGAACAACTATTTACCAACAGACTACCAAAACTTCATTGCTCTTTCACGGTATGCCCGATGGAAAGAGGATGAGCAGCGTCGTGAGACATGGGGTGAGACAGTCGCACGATACTTTGATTATATGACACAGCATCTCAAGAGTAAGCACAAGTATGTCCTGTCGGATGAACTGCGTGGTGAACTTGAGCAAGCTGTGTTAAACCAAGACATCATGCCAAGCATGAGAGCATTGATGACCGCTGGACCTGCGCTTGACCGTTGTCATGTGGGCGGTTACAACTGCTCTTATGTACCTGTCGATAATCCAAGAGCATTCGACGAGACTATGTACATACTCATGTGCGGCACTGGTGTAGGCTTCTCAGTAGAACGTCACAACATTGAGAAGCTACCTGTCGTCAACGAAGACATGCATCTTAGTGATACAGTCATCAAGGTTGGCGACTCTCGTCCGGGCTGGGCCAAGTCACTGCGTGAACTAATCTCTCTCCTCTACGCAGGACAGATACCCCAATGGGATACGTCAGAGGTTCGTCCTGCTGGCGCACGTCTCAAGACCTTTGGTGGTAGAGCAAGTGGCCCAGCCCCACTTGAGGAACTGTTTGAGTTCCTTGTAGAGAAGTTCAAGGGTGCAGCAGGTCGTCGCCTGTTCCCCATTGAATGTCACGACATCATGTGTAAGATTGGTGAGGTTGTAGTCGTAGGCGGTGTACGTCGTAGCGCACTCATCAGCCTGTCCAACTTGAATGATGACCAGATGGCACATGCCAAGTCAGGTATGTGGTGGGAGAATGAAGGACAACGTGCGCTGGCTAACAACAGCGTAGCCTACAAGGGCAAGCCAGAGATGGGTACATTCATGCGTGAGTGGGTATCCCTGTACGAAAGCAAGTCCGGTGAACGTGGTATCTTCAATCGTAAGTCAGCACAGGTACAGGCAGCTAAGAATGGTCGCCGTGAGGTAGAGCATGATTTCGGATGCAACCCTTGCAGTGAAATTATCTTGCGTCCATACCAGTTCTGTAATCTGTCTGAGGTTGTTGTGCGGTCATCAGACACGCAGCAGACGCTTACCGACAAGGTTCGTCTTGCCACTATCTTGGGTACGTTCCAGTCTACACTGACTGACTTCAAATACCTGCGTAATATATGGAAGAAGAACACAGAAGAGGAACGCTTGCTTGGTGTATCACTGACAGGTATCATGGACAATGACATGATGGCTGGTAAGTCAGCGCATCTGGGCAAGAACATTGGTTCCACCCTCAATGCACTCAAGGAACAGGCAATTGAAACTAACGCAGCTATGGCACAGCAGCTTGACATTCCACAGTCAACAGCTATTACCTGTGTCAAGCCTAGTGGTACAGTCTCGCAGCTTGTTGACAGTGCCAGTGGCATTCATGCCCGTCACAACCCATACTACATTCGCACGGTACGGGGTGATAACAAAGACCCAATCACACAGTTCCTTGTGTCAGAGGGTATACCGGCAGAGCCTGATGTTATGAAGCCTGATAGCACGACAGTGTTCAGCTTCCCAATGAAGTCACCCAACAGTGCAGTATGTCGCACAGAGATGGATGCCATTGAGCAGCTTGAGTTGTGGTTGCAGTATCAGCGTCACTGGTGTGAGCATAAACCATCTGTCACTATCTCTGTTAAAGAGAATGAGTGGATGGCTGTAGGCTCATGGGTGTACGAACATTTCGATGAAGTGTCAGGCATTAGCTTCCTGCCATTCAGTGAGCATACGTATAAGCAAGCACCTTATCAGGACATTGATGAGGATACGTACAGAGAACTCTTGACACAGATGCCTAAGAGTGTTAATTGGAATATGCTACAAGAGTTTGAGAAGGAAGACACTACATCCGGTGGACGTGAGTTGGCTTGTACTGCTGGTGTATGTGAGGTAGTGGACTTGAACGCAGCGTGATTGAGGGAGCAGACATGCCTAACTGGTGGCAGTGGTGGTTGTTACTAGCCATCACTGTCAACACCACAATCAATATTGTTGTATTCTTCAAGCACAGGTTTAAGAAGAGGTAGTGTTATGCAATTTGAATTGTTCTCAATAGAGTATGAAGAAGATGAAAATGGTATTTTATGTAGAGACTGTAACATAAGAAAACCAAGAGAGTCGTTTAGATTATACAGAAGAGCAACGGGAGATAGGGAATGTAGAAGCACATCCTGTAAAGACTGCCAGAAAAAACACAATCAGGTTGTTAATAGGATACGAAAGACAGCACCGCCTATGACAAAGACCTGTCAAGCCTGTGGAAAAGAACACGACAAACTTGTTCTTGACCATTGCCATGAAACTGAGACATTTAGAGGATGGCTATGCTCTCCCTGTAATCTTGCTTTAGGAACACTGGGAGACAGCATTGAAAGGGTTGAAAAGGCGTTGAGTTATCTAAAGAAAAGTAAATCAAAGAAAGGAGTTGACAGATGAGAGAACAGATGATAGAGGTACTACGTAAACATGCACAGGCAAACGTAGCACTGCATGTTGCCAACATTGAATGTTATCTACGTAACCCAGTAGGGATAGGAGAACATTCAGACATTATGGAAGCTATGCAGGGGGAGTTGGACAAGATTGCAGCACATGAAGATAGGCTTGACATCTTGAACAATTACTTCAATGAGTAAGAAAAAAGAGAAGCTGGCTTGGAAAAGAGAAGAGGGGTGGGTGCAATTTAATCCACCCCCTAAACACCCACAGTATGAAGAATGGATAAAACGAAAGGAGAAAGAAGATGAAAAAAGTGAAAAATAGCGGTCTTTTAAATAATTTTGAAGATGGTTATGCCGCATTTAGCCGGGTTATAAAAAGGAAAAATAATTTTTTTCATCAAGTAGCTAACCCGCTAAAGAAAGGTACTACACCCTATCGTGAGTGGCAGCGTGGATGGAACACTGCTTACTTTGATAATCTGGAGAAACTAAATGGACTTACAACTAGAAGCTGAACAGTGGATGAAGGAGAAAAAAATGAGTACAATTACAGCAGCCGTGTATCAAGAAAAGGCATGTGAGACTGCTATCTTTCCTAAGAACAAGGCTATGGAGTATCTTACTCTTGGCCTTACGGGTGAGGCAGGTGAGATTGCTAACAAAGTAAAGAAGTTCATTCGTGATGGAGCAGCAAAGGATGAGTACCTTGCCAAGCGTATTGAAATAGGTTATGAGATTGGTGACGTGCTTTGGTACTGCGCCGTATTAGCAGAAGAATTGGATATGAATCTTGGACACATCATGGAAAACAATTTACAGAAACTTGCTGACCGCAAATCTCGTGGTACGTTATCTGGCAACGGTGACAACAGATAAATAAATCTACTGCGTTGCCAAGTCGCGTTGCACCTCACGTATTGTAGCTGCCATGTTTACAAGTTCTTGGTATTCGTCTACTGTCTCTGCTGACTTTCCGTGCGCCTCTTTGTACTGTTGTCTAGCGACTTGGCGAGAATATGGAGACATGCGGTTAAACTTGTGAACGAGAGCAGCTAGTCCGCTTTCGTCATCTGCAAGCTGCATTTCTTTATACAAACCCGATTTAGCTTCAGTAATATACGTGCGAACAGCGTCAGCCTGTAATTTTGTATTGTCAGGATATTGACGCTTTAACATTGCCAGATAAGCTGGCATTTCTGCGTTCATTTTACGGCCCATCTCACGGTTCATATAACGATTAAACTCAGGTTTTTCTGTATATGTAGTAAAATCTCTATACTTAAATCCCATTCGATTTAATTCTATAACATACTCTGGTGGCACCCGTGTAAATGTAGCCCCAAACATTACTTTCATAAAGGGCATAACACGAAACTGTGGGTCTTCAAATCTTGGGTCTTCAAGATCGGGTTTATTTTCCATCATCTCTGTATAGTTTTCAGGTATGCGTCCTAACCTTGAGGCAAAGGGACGATAAAACCCTTCTTTAAATGCGTCCCAACCACCAAAGAAACCTTCTACACCCTCCTGATATTCTGGATTAACCTTATAATCTTTCTTACGCTGGATCATATCTCCCATCAATTCAAGATCAGCTAACTGATATACAGGTTGTAAATAACCACTTGCCGCTTCACCTAAGTATTCACCTAGTGTTGCTGCTGTATATTTAAATTTAAGATCATCACCACCATCTTGAAAAGCCATTACTAGGTCTTCAGTCATCTTTGCAATAGGTCCGACCCCACGGAAGTTCGCGCCAGTCAAACCCTCTACAAGTTCTTTTACTTGTATCTTTTTTGGCATAGGACGATCATCTGCAAACCTATGGATCATTTCACCAAGAAGAAGGTACGGGGTCAAAGGGAAGTATGGACGTGCATCAAATTCATTACCCCTGCCATCTTGAAGCATATACCATTCAGAACCTGCTATACCATTTTCTGGATCACGTAAACTATAACCAAGCGCAATTAAAGGCATACCACCTGCCACACCTTCAGCAAGCTGTCTATACTGACCATCTGTAATTTTTTGTCCCTTACTTTTTGTCAGTAGCATTCGTATCGCAGCAGTCGCCGCACCTGTGGCATTATAGTTATATGTCATCTCCAGTGCTTTAAACATAAAACGAGGAAATGGAATTGCTAATGTTCCACCAGTTCTAACAATTGCATTGTTTAATGTTTGAAAGATGCCAAGTTTAGGCTGACTTGCATATGTAAATTCTAATGCATCGTCAACAGCTTTTGCTATCATGTCTTCCGAAATGTTTTCAGTTATTTTACCTGATCGTAGAACATCCAACATATCAATACCTTTATCAAAAAGTTGACGTTGTATTGATGTAGTAAATGCGCCATTGCGGTACGCAGCTTCTTGGAATCGGTTGAAGAAGTTAAGGGTTTGAATACCACCTTCCCACATATCAAGTAGAGGTGTCTCTTTTGACAGACCATTAGACCTACCAGCTAATGTAGCCTGACCGGGATTGCCCCTATTAATTTTATTAGTCACCTCTGAGTACATATTATAAAAACGCATACGTTGCTCTGGTGCTATATCTAAAAGAAACTGTGATATACGAGCAGAGTCGGCAGAGTAGAAAAAAGTATTTTTTAAATGAGCAAGAGAATTTTGCACTCCACCTGCTGAAAACACACCCCTTTTATTTGGGTTAATAGTAGACTCAAATGCATAAACAAGAGTATCTACACCAGATCGTAAAACCTGCGAAATATTGTTTCTTACTGCTGTAGCTACACCGCTAACAAGAGTGAGACGACGAATATCCTCAAGTCTACGAAATGTATCACCTAACTTACTTGATCCCAGTGCCTCTATCTCTTCTGCTGTTTCTTGTGCAGTTTTATTTCGTGCAACCCTACCAAGAGTTGTAGTCATCTGCGATAGTCTGTTTAGTTTTTGACCTGCCTTACTAGCCTCTGCATACATAGCAGCAGCAATTTCTCTGCGGGTAATACCATATTTTCCAAGAATACTTATTGCTAAATCTGATGATTCAACATCTGCTACATTTTTTAGCAGGGCAAGAAGTCTATCACTAACTTTTTCTCCCGCCTGTAACTTTGAACCAAGATCAGACATTTGTTTAGCTGTTAGTGGTTTACCAGACTTTTCATCAATCAATCTTACTGAACCATTTTTTACTGCCGAAAATAATTCTGTAGACGCGCCTATCACTCTCTCAAATACCCCAGTGGTAAGTGAAGGATCAAATATATCACGATCAACTTGCATATCTTTGTATACGCCAGCAGCCTCTTCAGACTCACGAATAAATTTTGAGTTTATTTCTTTTACTGTGCCGTCTTTATTTCTAATTACAGCTTTTTTGCCGAAAGCATCTTCAATGCTCTTTGCAAGATTTTCACGTATACTACTAGCAACTACCTTATTCTTTTTCTGTGTCTCTTTAGCGGCTGTAACTTGTATCTCTTGGTTCTTTACCAGTGCCTCACTGAGTTGCCCATCAGTAACTTTGTCAACTCTCTTAGCAGCATTTCTTGTAGCCAAACCCGATACAGTGCCAGAAACAATAGCAGCACCACCAGCTACCATAGCCGTGCGTTCATAGTCGATGCTATCTCTAGCACCCATCTCAATTTCCATACTCTGCACAGCAATGTCGGTGGCAGCAGCACCTGCAGCTTCAATAGCAGCACCACTTGCAGCAGCTTTAAATATGGCGGTTTTAAGACCAGCACCTGCTGATTGAGCAGTAAGACCTACAACCTTGCCTACACCTGCTGTTACCACGGTCATAGGGTCAGACAAAGCTGCAAGAACATTTACTCCTACAGTCTCACCTATTTCACCAACCATCTGTAGTCCGTTAAGACCTTCATATCTCTTTGAACCAAATAGACCAGCCATCTGATCTGCTTCTCTATACACACGAAGCGCACGAGCAAGTTGACCAGAGTATTCATTAGCTGCACGAGCAGCATCTAAATCTTTAGGGTTTGCTTCAACAGCAGCTTGTGCTTCCGCAAACTTTTCTTTTGTTTCACTCAACCAAGCAATTTCAAAACCGGCATCCATGCTGTTACCAGTCATCATGCGCCAGCGATCCATCCACTGTTCTAGTATTTCTTCATTGTTTAATTCATCACCACCAAACGCATACCCAAAGAAAAAGTCTGGCATTCTCTCGTCTGTGTTGACATTATAGCGATCTAACATGTGCTGTTTAATATCAGCAATTAGTTCTTCATCTTGCTCCATTTCAAGACGAGAACGAGGACCGCCCATTGGTTCCTCTTGTGATTCAGGCGTAGCAGCAGCCGTGGCAGCATCTTGTACTGCAATCATTTCTTCTGGTGTTTTTACTTTTGGTATGGGAGGAGGTAATTTTTGACTTTTAGACACAAAGTCATCGTCGGCTTGCTGCACACTTCCAACAGCCGGAACAATATCATTTTCTTCTACGTCGGTTACACCAGTTCCTGCGGCTGGAGTTGCTACACCCCGCATAGAATTTTGAATAAAATCGTCATCCGCTTCTTGAATAAGAGGTTGGTTCACTACTACCTCGCAATTCCTGTAACTGGAATCATTTCGTTGCCAATCCAAAGACCATTCATGTTTTGACCACCAAATTTATAGCTGTAAATTTTTCCAACTTCCATTCCATCTGGATCAAAGTTTCCGTCTTTAATAGCAGCTTGACCAGAAGTGCTAAGATATCCACCATTAGTAGAAATAAAACCTAGTATAGAATTTTTACCAGATGTTTTACCCATTGTACCTGTGTCAATAAAATATTGCGTAGCTCCTTGAAGTGCAAAAGCTACTGCATCTTTATTGTTTTGGAACTTTTCAGCAGAAGTATGGAAAACAACTTCCCCATCTACAAGAGGTACATCTTTTAAATTCGCTGCTGTTTTTAGTGCATTTTTTAAATATAATCTTTGAGCAGTTTCACCAAGACCGCCCATTTCTGCAATCTCTTTTTGTGTCTTTTCAAGAGTAAGTCTCGCTTGTTGTAGGGCAACATCACCTGATTCTTCTGCTTGTTTTGCTGCAATTGCTTGAGATGTTTTAGTAAGGTCAAACCTAGCCATGCCAAAGTCTGCCGTATCAGTTGGGGCAGTCGGCAATGCAGGTTCATCAACAGCAGCCATGATGTCTGCAGTGAGGTCTTTCTTTTTAAGGAAGCCAGCACCCATAACTGGAGTAGAAGGAGTGAGGTCAGGGAAAGTCAAGAATTGTTTATTAATATCGCTAGGCGACATCCCTGTAGCCTTAACTTGATCTAGAATAAGATCAGGACTACGACCTTTAAGTTCACTTTCTGTTAATGCACTAACTAAAGTTGATCCACGGGCTACACTACCACCGGCTTGATTAGCAAAAATAGCAGCAGCAGCATCATATACAGTAACACCGTTAGGTAGTTTTGTTTTATCAATAAAACCAGCAATGCCGTCAAGAACCTCTTCAACAGCTTGCTCTTGCTCACGAAGATTTTTACGTTTTTCTTTACGGTCTAGGCTTTCGCGTAATGAAGCCTTTTCTATACGCTCTTCTGTTTTTTTAAGGCTGTTTTGCAAACCTTTGTCAAGATTACGCGATAGTCCTTCTACTGCACCAAGAAAAAATGACATTACTGTTTTCTCCTAGTCATAAGACCTTTAGGCTCTTCTTCATCATCTTCTGCCTCATCAATTTTATTCGGGGCAGCATCTGTTTCTTTAATTTTATTTTTTAGCTTGCTTGCCGCTTTTGCAATTTTAGCATCGCTTACACCATCTTCAGCTTTTTTATTAAGTCCTGTTGTATATTCTACATCTGAAGTATCACCAATGTACATCATTAACTCAATGATTACGGGAATAACAAGAATGCCAATGTCTACGCTATGGACGCCATCCATTACTGCGCCTAGTTGCAAAGCATTAGCTACATTTGCAATAGGAACACCAAGTTCTAGAATGTCAACAATTTGATCAATGGCACTTTCATCTGTCAAACGCTCCACGTAGTAATCAATTGCTTCATCTACGGTAGATAATTGCGGAGGGTTTTGCCACGGACGTGAGCCTAACTCTGCAGTTAGACCTTGACCGGGAATGGGAACATCAAAAAGTGGTTCTTCTCTAAGAGCCATTTTTATTCTGCCTTTTTTCTCTAATAGCTTTTACATGATATGCGACACGAGCAGCGGGGTCAGCTTTTTTATCTTCTTTATTCATTCCGGGCATACGCATTGGACTAAGAAGACCTGACCCTGTTGACTCTTTCTTATTTTCTAGTTCTATTTTGTTTGTATTCATGTAAGCTGAAATGCTGGGATTAAACTTTCTCATTAACCTAGTCCTATACTACCAAAACCATGTTCAATACCTGCGGAAAGAACCGTACCTATAAGCCCACCAACTGCTGTACCTGCAGCAGATTGTGCCTGTTGATCTGCTACTTGTTTACGTGCATCTGCATCTAATTGTGCTGTAGCCAATGCATTGTATCTATCAAGTGTATTTTCTGCTGACTCCCATGCCCATTCCATAGTATCGGCGTAATACTGCCACAAATTATTATATGAAGTATTACTTATATCTAGAATAGCATTCGCGTTAAGTTCATTGGCACGATTAACTGCGGCAGTATCTGCAGTAGCTATTTGCCTACGCCACTGTGCATTTGCTTGTCCAATTACAAGTTGGTTCTGTGCGTTAAACTGATCACGTTGATTATTTATTTCAGTGTTAAATCTTTCTACTGTATTTACCTGACCTGCGTTAAATTGCGATTGTGCATTAGCTTGTGCAGAATTAAACTGTGCTGCTTGTGTAGCCAAGTTTGCAAAGAATTGATCTACTTGGTTTTGGCTAGTAGCATTAAACTGGCGTGAAGCATTTTCTGCTGCTTGATCTGTAAACAATCCTTGAATACGCTGTTGCGCTTTAAATAGGTCAGTTTGTTGTTGATTAGACAGATTAGCCATATCCATCTGTAAGAAGGACTGCGCATTTTGTACAGCAGACTGTTGCCTATTGTTCAAGTTTGACAAATCCATGTTAGCCAAAGCACTGGCCTCTGCAATAACAAGAGCCTGTCGGTTAGACAGATTGTTCAGGTTCATGCTATTAGCAGCACGGCTATTTTCTAGCTGTACTTGCTGCTCTGCTGTAAAGTTTTGATTAGCAACGTCACTAATCTTTGCAGCATTTTGTACACGAGCCTGAAACTCTTGATCAAACTCTTGCCCCAAAAACTGTGCGCGTTGCTGTGCTGCAAGCATGGCACGTTGCTGGCGATTAGACAAGTTTTGTGTCTCAAACTGTGCCTGTATAGAAGCATCTGCCTGTGCGATAGGAAGTGCAGCTTCAATAGTTGCTTGTACAATTGCCTGACCAGCAATACTACTGGCACCAAGTCCTCGTGCTGCCATTTGTGCCGTAGCACTACGAAGTGCGCCAGCAGCCCATGCAGGTGGATTTGCGGCATCAAAGTTAGCAGTAAGCTGTGCAAGTTGACCCTGCACAGTAGCTTGTGTGCTAGGTGTAGCTTCTGCAGCTTGTACCTGCTCAGTAAACTGTGCAGCGGTTTGTGCATCAGCAGCACCTGAAATAAGTTCACCCTGTTGAATCTGACGTTGAACAGGATTGTCAATAAGAATAGCATTGCCCTGTGCAGCAGGTAGATTGCCTACACTAGATGCTGTTTGCTGGGCCGCTGTGACCTGCGCACGGGGGTCTACAGTACCTTGTGCTGCCTGTGTAGCCTGAACTGCAGCATCCACGGCTGGTGCGGCTGTAGCGGCTTGCATTTGTGCTGCCTGTTCTTCTTGTACAGGAGCAGCTTGTGCTGTCGTAGCCATAGCTGTAGGCACTGCTGCACTACCAGTAATAACACCTACACTGGGATCAATATACTGGCCAGCTTCTGATGGAGTTGTTGCCGCAGTTGTTACACCACCCTGTGGTAATCCCGGCTGGAACATACGCTGTACAGTGGCTTCCTGTACATTTTTAGGAGGTGTAGTACCACCCACCTGCATCTTCACTACACCACCCTTTGCCATCTGTACAGCAGCATTTTTAAACTGCTCCATACGTGCCTGACGTGCAGGGTCTTGCTCAATGTATTGTTGGAACTCGCCCATGTTGCCTGTATAGCCCATGCTCTTGGCGATTTTGTTCATCGCTTCTGGTTTGAATGCCTTGAA